ATTATAATGACTGATGAATATTCAGCCTATAAAGATTTATCCTTCGACTACACACATTTAACCGTCAATCACGGTGCTAAGGAGTATGTAAACCAAATGGCTCACACTAACGGTATTGAAAACTTTTGGTCTCATTTAAAGAGGGGTATTGATGGTATATACCATTGGGTAAGTAAAGAACATTTGCAAAGCTACATTGATGAATTTACACTTCGTTTCAATACTCGTACATTTGGAACACAAGAAAGGTTCGATATGGTTCTTTCTGGTGTATCTGGCAAACGTTTGACTTATCAAAATCTAATAAAGTAATAGTTATGGAAAAAGTATTAAAAGCAACACATCAAGGTGAACTACCCATTGGTAATATAAAACTGCCTTGCGCCGTTTTAGAAGATGGAACAAGGGTTATAAGTAAAAGTGCTGTTTTTAAGGCTTTTGGTAGAAGTAAAAGAGGTAGAAATATTGGCGAAGTAAGAGTGCCCAATATGCCCGCTTTTTTAGATGCAAATAACCTACAATCCTTTGTGGGAGAGGATTTGATAGGGGTGCTCAAACAAATAGATTACATAGGTAAAAATGATAAAACTTTATCAAGCGGATATAATGCCCTTATACTGCCATTAATATGTAAAGTATATCTTGATGCAAGGTCAACCATAAACGAGGTTACAAAAAAACCGTTTTTAGTAAAAAGTCAAGAACCATTAGCAAGAGCAAGTGAAATAGTATTGATAAGCCTTTCTAAAGTAGGTATAATTGCCTTAATTGATGAAGCAACAGGGTATCAATATACTAGAGAAAAGGATGAACTACAAAAGATATTACAAGCCTATATTTCACCCGAATTGCTACCTTGGCAAAAAAGGTTTCCTGATGAATTTTACAAAGAAATATTTAGGCTTAATGGCTGGGATTATACAGTTTCAGGAATAAAGAAAAGACCGGGGATAATAGGCACTTGGACTAAAAATCTTGTTTACAACTTACTACCAAGTGGAGTTTTGCAAAAACTTGAAGATGTTACGCCAAAAAATGCGACAGGGAAGAAAATAGCAAAAATGCACCAAAGTCTTACATTAGATATAGGGGAACCTCATTTAGAGAAACAACTTATTTCTGTGATTACATTAATGAATATATCAAATGATTGGAAAGAATTTGAAAAGCATTTTGTAAAGAAATTTTATAAGGAACTAATATCACTTCCACCTCAAAAAAGAGTAAAGACACAGCATAAAACATTAGAGCAAACAAGTTTATTTGATGGAGTTGATATTGACCTATTGTTTCCTAGAATAGAAGATGTTGTAGAAGGTAATAATGATAGTGAACCTATCAAAGAAATAGGGTTATTCGATAGTCAATTAAAAGGACTATTAAACGTACCACCACCCAATAAGGACAAATAATCACATTTTACATACAATGTAATTGATAGTGCCTACATTTATATCCTAAATATTATGGGTATGGATACAAAAGAACTTCTTAAAGCATTAAGGGAAGCAATAGAAGCTGAACTTTCTTTCGTGGAATATGCAGAAACACCTATTGTTTGGAATATGCTGCAAGATGAAGAAAGTAAGAAATTACTTATCAAAGAAATTGAGCGGCGTGTAATTAAACAGAAGGTTTATATATCTAGGGCAATAGTGCAAATAGATGACGAATAAGACCCAAATCATTTGGATTAAAATACACACTACAATAATTAAATACAAAATGGATTAACATTGCATTTGTAACTATACTGTATGAATAAAAAAGAAAACAAACTATATTACGGCGATAATCTTGATGTGCTTAGGAAATACATAAAAGACGAAACGATAGACTTATGCTATATAGACCCACCTTTCAATTCTAAAAGGAACTATAACCAAATTTACAATAACATAGGCAAGGAAGATAAGGCACAGGCACAAGCATTTGTTGATACTTGGACTTGGGATGACGAAGCAATAAAAGGATATTCAGAAATTACAAATAATGCTGGTGGGGTAAAATTTACTAAACAATGTATTGATTTAATTATTGGGTTAAAAAAGGTATTAGGAGAGGGTTCTTTAATGGCTTACTTGATAAGTATGACATTAAGGGTTAATGAAATATATAGGGTTTTGAAGCCTACTGGTAGTTTTTATCTTCATTGCGATTCAACGGCAAACCATTATTTGAAAATAATTATGGATACTATATTTTGCGTAAATAACGGAGAGTACCAAAGCGAAATTGTTTGGAGAAGAACAACCGCTCACGGAAATGCAAAGCAAGGTTCAAAAAGATTTGAGGTTAATTTTGATACAATTTTCTTTTATACAAAAGGGGATGAGTATATTTTTAACACCTCTTATATGCCCTTTAAAGAAGAGCAAATAGAAAAGCAATATAATAAGGTTGATTCACAAGGTCGTAAATACCGATATGTAACCCCAACTGCCGCAAAAGGAGGAGGAGATACGTCTTATGAATTTCACGGAGTAAAGCCTCCAAATGGTAGATATTGGGCTTATTCAAAAGCGAATATGGAAAAGTTTTACGAAGAGGGTAAATTATACTTTAGCAATACAGGACAGCCATATATCAAATATTATTTAGACGAAAGACCGGGTGTTGCCGTTATGTCATTTTGGGATGATGTTAAACCAATGTCTCCAACATCTAGTGAAAGGTTAGGTTATCCAACTCAAAAGCCAGAGGCGTTGTTAGAAAGAATAATAAAGGCAAGTTCAAACGAAGGTGATATTATTTTGGATGCTTATTGTGGTTGCGGGACTACTGTAGCAGTTGCACAGCAATTAAAACGTAAATGGATAGGTATAGATATAACATATCAGAGTATATCCCTTATTCTGAAAAGAGTAAAAGAGCATTTTGGCAATGAGGCGATTAAAAATATAGAGCTAAATGGCGTTCCAAAGGATATGGAATCAGCCATAGCACTTGCTCATAAAGAAGATGATAGGGTAAGAAAGGAATTTGAAAAGTGGGCAATACTTACTTATTCTGACAACAAAGCATTGATAAATGAAAAGAAAGGGGCTGATGGTGGCATAGATGGCATTGCTTATATGCTTACAGGGAATGACGAGCATAAACAGGTTTTATTTTCTGTCAAATCTGGTTACGTTGGAAATAGTATGATTAGGGATTTTTGCCACGTTGTAAATAAAGAAGATGCCGCAATAGGAATATTTATAACGTTAGAAAAACCGACCGCACCAATGCTAAAAGAAGCAAAAGGTATGGGTAAATATATAAACCCTCTGACACATCAAGAATATTCAAAAGTAGAGATAGTAACTATTGAAGAAATAATAAATGGTAAATTATTGAATTTGCCTCACGCAATAGAAGTTGTAAAAAAAGCAGAAAAGAAAAAAGCGATTATTGATAACCCAATGGGATTAGACCTAGATATTTAACAACCTAGTGTAAACAAGTATATCATTGCCAAAGTTTTATAATGCTACTTATATTCATTTAGGTGTTTATATGAATGGTGTATTAATAGGGATATTGCAGTATGGCTATGCTATGAATCCCGCAAGTTGTGGTTCCGTTGTAAAAGATACCGCTATGGATGAATATTTAGAATTAAGATGTGGCGGGTTTGGTATAGTGTATCAATCCGCAAATTTTGAATATTATGGGGAACACACATCGGACTTTTATGAGCTTGATGGGGAGGTATTTCATAAGATACAGTTTACGGTTACACCGAAGGATAAAAGATATAAAGCTGTAAAACATTTAATTGATAGAAAAAACGAAGCTATTATACATAAATTAAGGCAATTTAGATACATTTATTTTATCAATCAGAAAAGCAAAAAAAACGTATTACTTAAAAAAATGCCATATCCTAAGCATTATAATAATATACTTGCGGAAAGTTGAGTAATTGAAACCCATACTATTACATACGCACTATTTAGCAAATAGGCTTAGTCACCTGACTAATTAACTTTCCGTAGTGAAGGCAGAATGAATCGAACATTCGCAGCCGAAGCAATTGATTTACAGTCAATCGTAACTAACCAACAGTTAACCTTACCACCTTATGCACGAACAATAGGACTCGAACCTATACCTTTGGTTTTGGAGACCAAAATACTACCATTATACTATGTAGGTGTGTGCGTCAAAGATTGGGGTCGAACCAATATCTACCGATTTTCAGTCGGCTGCATAGACCAGCTTTGCTACTTTGACTAAAACAAAAAACCCGATTAGAAATTAATCCAATCGGGCTACAATATCTTTACTAAAGTTATCACATGATAGTCCGATTGGTAATTTTATACCAACTAAACGAACTGCAATATGACTTATTTAATTTCATAATGCAAATATATAGCAACAATATCAAACAGAAAAATTTATTTCAACTGATTATCTATATCCCTATAATTAATAGGTGTGTATTCATAAACCTTCCAGCCTAATGAAGTTGCAAGGTTTACCTTCTCTCTATCTTTGGAATAGCCGCCGACTGTTGTATGCCTACTCTTTGTACTAAAGATACCATTATATTCAAATACCAGCATTAATTCTTTAATAGCCCAATCGAATCTAAACTTACGGGCTTCATGGAAACGATGTTCCCTAAGTAGCTTATAGCCGTTTTTATTGCAGTATTCAGTCAACACTTGCTCTATATAGGACTTGTATTTACATAGTTTTTTAGGCTGCTTAACCTTCTTTAAAGGCTTATCTAGTAAAGGCTGATTAATAGCCGCTACTGCGCTTGATTTTAGTAATATCTGGAGTTGGGTGGTGGTCATGTTAGAAAAGGGATTGTTAATTGATACTCACTTTAGCTTTCAACCTTTCAATTTTACTCTTTAGGTTTTTATTTTCTTCACGCAACTTTTTATTGGCTTTCTTCTGTTTTGCATATTCTACCTTTAACCTATCAAGCTGCTGAATAACATCTTCCAAATCGAAACTATTTAAAGAATCCAACTCAAAATGTGATTTCAACGCCTCTAAATCATTGATAATAACCGGGTCTTCAATATCAATTAATGAAGTAACTAAATCTTTACTATGTATAACGGTCGAGTGGTCTCTATTGCCTATTGTCTTACCTAAATCATTACATGAAAAACGGTAATAAATTCGCCCTACATAGCAATAATACTGCCTAATTTTAACCAATTCCCTTTTTCTGCAATTCCCTTTTATTTCCGATAAATTAGCATCCATCAAGGTACAAATCTCTTTAAGTAGTTGTTCTGTCGTTGTGATAAATTTCATAATACTATTTTTAAAGTGTCAATTAAAATGGCGGAATTTCGTCCGATAAATCCTGTATAAAAAATTTACCTTGTTCTAAATCCTTATCTGGTACGCTATAATATTCTTTTGCTGTCATAGGTTTATTAGCTTCTGTTGTAGCGTATTGGCTAAGGTATTGCCTTGTTTGGGTATCGTAGTAAAATTGTCTGATACCTACTTTTCCCAACCAATAGAATTTTACTTTTTGAATATGTATTTCCGTGATACCCGTGTCAAAATGTCTGTAAATACTTAACCCATTATGCGCTTTGTTCGCAAAATGCACTGAACCGCTAATATTCTGCAATGTAGGCACTTCATATAATCCGTTTGCATTTTTTGGCATCTTGGTCGGGTGGGCAACTAAAAATACATGAAGATTATATTTTTTAGCGAAAGAAGTAATCTTGCTAAGGAACAAACTTACATAATTTGTTTCTGGCATACCATTAGGAACATTGTGTTCAAAACAGTTATAAGGGGAAAGAACAACTACGTTTATTCCATATCTAAAAACCATTTCTACACACTTTTGTAAAACAGATTCAATCTTGGTATCGATAGCATCTACATTTATAAACTTAAAATAATCTTTAACAAATACAAGACCTTCATCAAATTGAGTTAAGTCCATCCTATTTTTAGGATTCTTTCTAAAATCAAATGCTTTACGGGTTCGCTTTTCTAAAATCTTACTTGCGGTAATTTCTGTGTTTTCTTCAAATTGGCATATAGCTGTTTTCCATCCATATTTTTCAGCTAAACCTACGCAAATATTATTTACTACTTCATCCTTGCCATGCCCATTTATCCCAGTTACAACTGTTAATTGTTGCGGAATAAAGGTAAGATAACCTTCTTTGTCATCATTGGTATAATCTAGCATCCCAGATTCAGCACCTTTAGGATAACCATTTAGGTAATAATCGGTAAGCAATGGCTTAATATCATCCATCGTGCTTTCACCTTCCAAAGGATACAACTTAGCATTGTTCTTTAAGTCTAATACCGCCTGTTTGCCAAGATATACCAAAACCTCATTTGGGTCTTTACAAGGTTTATAACCAGTTACTTCACCTTCTTCATTACAGATAGGAACTATTAAATCAGTAGGATATTGCGCTATGTAGCATCGTTCCTTACCTAATCTCCTACTTAGTTCTTCGCACAATCTACGCCCTGCATCATCATTATCGGTACAAATGTAGATTCGTTTCTTGCACTCAAAGTATTCGTAGCAGTTATCTAAATACTCCAGCTTTACATTGCCTTTTACATTTGCACCATTTGGAACGGACACCGCCGTATATTCGCCACATTCGTAAAAAGTGTGCGCCTCCTCTTCGCCTTCGCAAATTAGGCACTCTTCTGTACCTTCAATGGCGTCTATATTATAGAATATTAGCTTTGCATCTTTAGCTAATTTAAAGTCTTTGTTTGCACCCCTAAACTTAATATTGACAAGTTCCCCGTTCTGATAGTAGTTATAATTAATAGTTGTAATTTCACGCTTCGCCTTTGGCATCCATTCGATAGACTGTGTCACGTTAAACCTAAGAAGTGTGTTATTGCTTATATGCCTTTTTTTCTCATAGCGTTCAATTATCTGTGGGCTT